CGGTATCGCTTTCAGCAACTCTGGAATGTCCATCTCAACCTCCCAAGTCAATCAGTTCGTGTTCTAGTTTCCTAAGTGCATCAACGAGTTGGTATTTGTGCGTCACGCTTGCCCCATGCAATATCCGATGTATTGTTGGCTGCGACGTACCGCTGGCCTCCGCAATCTGCCGTTGTGTCCAGCCGAGAGCAATCAAGCCCTCAACTATTTCAGTGGGTGTTCTCATTTATGTCTCCATGTTTTGAAGGGTGTGGAGCATAGCATGATACGTGAACGAATAAAAAAATATGCACTCATGTATTGACAGCATTATTCACTGCTGTATGATGCTGCTCCGAGACCAACAACAACCGAGAGAAACCATGAAGAACTTTGCATTTATAAGCCGCCATGTACCCAACCAAGATCAAATTGATCTGGCTAAGATTCAAGGTATAAACCTTATCCATGTTGGCGATTTTGACGCATTTAGCGTTACACCAGATGATATTGAACGTATTGCATGGGATATAGATGAGTTTGCAGGAGAACTCAATGGCGTCATAGTCGTGCATCCTGCTGCTGCTTTACGCTTGCATGACCACTTCATCGTTGGCGTGTTTGAAAACGGCAATCGCGCCCCAGAAGGCGAAAAACCGCAGTTTTATGCTAAGGCACTACATTTATATCATTAGGAGACGGCGATGAGCATAGAGAAACTAATTGAGCAAAACACATTAGCTTTGCGCGAGTTAACGAGCGCGATCTACGATCTGACAAACAAGTTTGAAGCCCAGCCGCAGGTGGCACAAAACAGCGGCAGCGGGGACGACGCCTCAGTGAAACATGGCACTATCCAGCGTCCAGACCCCGCCGTTGCTCCAGAGCCGGTTCAACCGGCTCAGGAGGACGTTACCTACGACCAAGTTGCAAGAGCATTGACCGAATACGCTAATGCAAATGGACGCGATGCTGCATTAGAGAGACTTGGGATGTTTGGCATAAAAAAGTTAAGCGAAGCCAAAAAAAGTGATTACAAAGCCATTTTGGAATCACTCTAATGGCACACGCCAAAAGAGCGCCATCCTCTGCATATAGATGGATAAATTGCCTTGCGTCGATACCAATGTCGGAAGGGCTGGAAAGCCCACCAAATGAGTACGCTGCGAACGGATCTGTTATTCATCATATTGCTGAGATCTGTTTGCAATCTGACCAGTCTGCCGATGAATACATAGGACGCAAGTTTAGCCATGACGGATTCGATTTCATTGTCGATCAGGAAATGGCAGACATAGCCCAAGACTATGTTGAATATGTCGTATCGCTTGGTGGAATCCAACTTTACGAACAGAAGCTACCTATTGGACACATAACCCTTGAGGACGGCGCAAAAGGCACAGGAGACGCTATTTGCATCCACCCGACCTCGATGGACGTATGTGACCTGAAGTCAGGCCAGAACAAGGTTTACGCGGCTGACAACGAACAGCTAATGCTCTACGCGCTTGGCGCTATGGAGTTATACGGTTCGGTCTTGGGTGGCATAGATACCGTTCGGCTTCACATCATCATGCCACGCATTGACTTCATCGACACATCGGAAGTGTCAGTGGCGCAGCTAATGGCCTTTGGCGAGTACGTCCAGCTTAGAGCAGCATTGATAAAGCCCTACGGCGTTAAGCTGGAAGATGATGATTTCAGACCTAGCAAAAAAGCCTGTCAGTATTGTCCGGCAAACGGGAAGTGTAAACCAATGGCAGACCATCTTTTATCAACCATAGCAGATGATTTTGTAGACCTTACAAAGCCGATCAACATCAATGCTGATCGTGAGATAGACAACGAATCTTTAGCAAACCTGATGGACGCAGTGCCAGCTATCGAGGACTTTTGCAAAGGTATAAGAGGGAGGGTTGAGAAGAAGTTGTTCGCAGGTGAAGAAGTCCCGCGATACAAAATTGTGCAAGGTAAAAGAGGGATCAGAAAATGGAAGGATGAATCGCAACTTCCGCATATAGAATCGCTATATGAACGGGTAGTTATAAGCCCTACAAAGGCGGAAAAGCTATTCAAAAAGAATGATATATGGACTGCATTGCAGGAACATATTTATCAGCCTGAAGGCAAACCATCGGTCGCTCACATTTCAGATAAACGACCGGCTTTATCAAACTTAGATGATTTTGAGGTAATAGCATGAAGATTAGACTTAACAATGTTCGTTTGGCGTTTCCGGTTCTTTGGGAAGCAAGAGCAGTACAAGACGGAGACACCCCATCATTCAGTGCGGCATTTCTATTTGCTCCCGACCACCCTGCTGTGGCCGCTATTGAGGCAGGCATTGAGACTCTTGCAAAAGATAAGTGGGGTGAGAAAGCGCAGACTGTTTTGAAGCAGATGAGGGCTAACAATAGGATCTGCCTGCAAGACGGCGACATGAAAAGCCAATATGCCGGGTATGAGGGCAATCTGTTCGTTAACACGCGAAGTGCAACACGACCCCTTGTTGTTGACCAGCAAAAGCGTATACTAGCCGCCAGCGATGGAATCCCGTATGCCGGATGCTACGTCAATGCAACGATAGAGTTGTGGGCGCAAGCTAACAAGTACGGACAGAGAATCAATGCCAGTTTAGGCGGGGTTCAGTTTCTACGCGATGGTGATGCTTTTGGAGGTGGACGCTCCGCAAGTATCGACGACTTCGACGATGTATCCGAAGGTTCGGATGCAGATGACTTTTTATAATGAGGCAATATCATGGCAATTCAGATGATCGGCACAGCGGCAATTCCTAAACAGAAAAGACCGCCCCGCGAGAGCAAGTACCCGTTTTCCTCTCTAGCCGTTGGTGAGGCTTTCACCGTGACTGGTGACACTATCCCAAGCAAGGGTGCTACCAGCATCCGGGCGGCAGCCGCCAGCTACCGCAATGCTCAGGGTGTCCCTGAACATCGGTTCAAAGTATTGACGGACGATAGTGGTACTGTTACCGTGTGGCGAGTCAAATAGTTTCTCTCTCGTCAGACCTACCACTCACCCCGGCATCGCGCTGGGGTTTTTTTGAACATTAGAGTATTCATTGGTGAATAAATGAAAGTAGAACTTCTTGATTTCATGGGCCACGATCTAGCCGTAGTTAACGCGGCAAGAGTTAGTTTCGATAAGGAATCTGAGTGGGAAGAATTGCAAGATGACGAAGGCTTTTTTTATGACAAATTATCTGAAAAAGATACCAAGTTAATAGATTACTTGTCAGAGCATAAACACTGGACTCCGTTTGCACATCAATTCATAAAGTTTAGAGTGACGATACCGATATATGTCGCTAGACAACTTGCTAAACATCAAGTCGGCGGTGTAGTCAATGAAGTGTCTCGGCGGTATGTATCTTTTACGCCTGTCTTAGACGTACCTACCAAATGGCGTAAAACAGCGGAAAACGTAAAGCAAGGATCATCAGAAGAATTGATAGTAGTAAACCAGCACCTTGTAAATCGAGAAATGGAGGCTTGCTTAAACTTATACGACTATTTGATTTCCATTGGTGTATGCCCTGAGCAAGCAAGGGCTGTACTGCCGATTTGTTGTGAGACGACATGGATCTGGTCTGGCAGCTTGGCGTTCTTTGCAAGGGTGTGCAACTTGAGGCTTGATCCACATGCACAAAAGGAAACTAGGTTGGTGGCAGAGGAAATCGACAAGCTGATTGAGCCATTATTCCCCGTGGCATGGGCAGCACTCATGGGCAAACCGCTATGAGCGACCTAAACGACTTCGACCAATGGTGGCAGACCTTACCACCAGAAATGCGCCTGAAGCTGTCCTACGCAAGCGCGATGATGGCGTGGCTTGCTAGGAGCAGAGAAGTGAAAGATCTTAAGAAAGCACTGAGAGAAAAAGATGAAAATAATTGTTGTAAAGAAAAATAGGTACGGTATAATGCTAGGCAGGTTCTTCATTGGAGTAGTGATAGAACCTAAAAACAAAATTGATTTCGACGATTGGAGTTATCTATGAGAAAAAACAATGTAGGTCTGGAAGTAGCATTGGGCAAGATCCCCTACGCTACTGTTAAAAACGTAAATGATGCGTTTTACGTTACGGCAAATGAGTTTTCCGTCTGCGTCAGAAAATACAGCGCAGAGCGAGTAAAAACGGCAAAGCAACTTTGGGATGAGGATCGCAGTTCCACCCCCAGTACGGTTGAGCATTTCTCATTACGCAAGATGGTAAGCGACACGCTGTTTGATTTTGCCGTTGCAGTTGGCGAGATCAAGATGAAAAGAATTGAGTTAATTGCAGAATGAAAACGCACATACTGACAATCGAACATAAAGGCGAAAAGCACACTGTTCATCAGTATTTTCACCGTTCATGGCGCGTATGGGTTTCCTATAAAGTAGATGGTGCAGGAAATCAGATTGCAGATTGTGAGTATGACGTAGACAAAGACAGGTCAGCATTGTCTGCCTGTACTAAGAATTGATCCCGCCTAATCCAATTTTTTTTTAATTGGGAGTATTGGAACCACTAAGCGGGTAGATCGCAAGCCAGCCGCGTCAGTGCTGGCACCTTTAATGAGGAAAGAGTATATGAACATAATAAGTTTGGGCGCAGGAGTTCAATCCAGTACATTAGCTTTGATGGCCGCAAAAGGCTTGATAACCCCTATGCCTGATGCAGCTATATTTGCCGATACTGGGTGGGAGCCTCGTAAAGTCATGGAATACCTAGACTGGCTCGAAACCCAACTGCCATTTCCAGTTTATCGTGTGATGAAAGATGATGGTCTTTTGGAATCTTTGAAAAAGAATAAAAATGGTTTTTCAAAAGTTCCTTTTTTTACTGCTAAAGGCGGAATGGGAATGAGGCAATGCACCGCTGATTATAAAATAATACCTGTTAACAAAAAGACTAGAGAAGTGTTGGGGTATAAACCACGGCAGAGAATCCCAGAAGGATCAGCAATTATGTGGATCGGGATAAGCACCGATGAAGCATTACGGGTGAAACCCTCAAGAAATAAATGGGTTGTACACAGGTGGCCTTTGATCGAAATGGGAATGAGCAGAAAAGATTGTTTGACTTGGTTCGATGAACAAGGCTATCGAAAGCCACCTAAATCTTCTTGCCTTGGATGCCCATACCATTCAGACGAACAATGGCTTGAGATAAAACAAGAATACCCTGATGAATGGTTGGAGACTGTTGAAATGGATCGAATGATACGCAACATAGGAAAAAGCGAAGAATCACAACAATTTATGCACAGATCCTTAAAACCTCTTGATGAAGTAGTGTTCAAACCAAAAGAAAAAGTTTCGGATATGTTTAATAACGAGTGTGAAGGTATGTGCGGGGTTTGATCGCAAGCCAGCCGCGTTAGTGTTGGCGCTTTAACGAGAGAAAACGATAATGAACGATAGAGAACTCTTAGCACTGGCGGCGAAGGCTGCGGGGATTAAACCACTGGGAGAAGCCTTTGAATTAAATGGCGATTTTGCAGGCTTTTGTATGCCAGCCAGAAAAGTTTGGAACCCCCTAGTTGACGATGGTGACGCTTTGTGTCTTGCGGTTAATCTGTGGATAAACATCTCTTTTCCACCCTACATGAAGCATGACCGCCCAGTTGTTCATGCCGGAAAGTATTGGCATGACAACGATAGTTGCTGGTATCCATTCGAAGAATTGCGAGACATAAACCCCTACGCCGCAACTCGTAGAGCCATCGTCAGAGCTGCGGCTGAAATTGGGAGGGAAATGAAATGAAAATCAAGACAAGTGAACTGACCGGAAGCGCCCTTGATTGGGCCGTGGCAAAAGCCCAAGGCTATGGCCTATCGACCCTCGATTTACTCTACGACATTAAAGAGTACACCAAATATAAGCCATCTTCCGATTGGAGTTTTGGTGGGCCGATCATTGAGCGGAAAGAGATCGGTATAAGGCGCAATATGCCTTGTTCGGAGGATATGCAGTGGGAAGCCAGCCCAAGCATCACAGCGAAAGGGGCAGGAGGCAAGTTCGGCTATGGCCCAACGCCCCTCATCGCAGCTATGCGCTGCTATGTGGCTTCAAACCTTGGTACAGAAATAGATATACCAGAGGAACTGAGATGAACGAAGCACCGAAAAAGATTTGGTATGATTTTAACTTTCAGTATTTAGCCACTAGTGGCGAACATGGTGATGTAACTCAATATATCCGCGCAGACTTAGTAAACGGATTGGTCGAGGCGTTGGGAGACCTTGTTAAAGGCGGTGAAAGCATGGGATGGGAATCCGTCATTAAAGTCATAACCGCACTAAAAGCGTTGGAGGAAGAAAATGGGAACTAAGCACAAACAATATGATTATATCGTTGCGTGGGCGGCGGGTGAAGAAATTGAATATCAAGAAGAAGGCGGCTGGTATCCTTTGCCACCGCTTGTACCCCCGTATTATGAAGATTGTCGATATCGCATCAAACCCAAGATTGTAAAGAAGGAGGGATGGATAAATGTTTACGGATACGGTTACTCATACAACAGTGTTTGGGCTTCAAAAAAAGAAGCTGATATAAGAAACGATGAAAATTCTACAAAGCGAATAGCTTGTGTCCACGTTGAATGGGAAGAGGAAGCATGAGCGAAATAAAATTTACGTCAGACTTAATTTGATATGAAAGTGATTAACTTGACTTTAGCTGATGCCAATGCTTTTGTAACTGAACATCATAGGCACAACAAAAAAGTACAAGGCCACAAATTTAGCATTGGATGTGTTGTTGATGATGAATTGGTTGGAGTGGCAATAATTGGTAGACCTGTGGCTAGAAAACTAGACGACGGGTTGACCTGTGAAGTAACAAGATTGTGTGTTAACGAAAACGCTCCAAAAAATGTTTGTTCTTTTTTGTACAGATGCGCTTGGAGAGCATGGAACGCGATGGGAGGACAAAGATTGGTGACTTACACGCTAGATAGCGAATCAGGTGCATCTTTGCGGGGCGCAAATTTTAAACTTGTTGGAATTTCACCGGCATGGAAAGAAGGTAAAGGATGGACAACGAGAGTGAATAGAGTTTGGCAACCAGTCCATAAGGACGGAAAATTGAGATGGGAAATAAACGCATCAACTGCATTAAAAACGACGGAGGAAGAACAATGACAAGACAAGACAAACTAGAATTGTTGATGTTGCTATCAGCACTGGAATCGTGGGGGTTCGCTACAGACCGCCCTTTTCCAAGCTATTTGCATAATAGACTTGCTGAAGCGTTAAATAAAATACAAACAGATGTGTTACAATCATGTATTCAAAAAGCAGATTCGTAGATTTAATTTTATTGGTAATGGTTATATGTTTTATCTTATCTTTTTTTGGAGAATGGTCATGGGGTTGATTGTGAGAAACAAATTTCTTATCGGTGTCATTTTAGTCGCAGGTTATCTGGCCTACAGCATATCGACCCTGCCTAATCGTAAGCATCTGTCTGAGGTGGACTGGGAATGTACCAAAGCAGGAACCATAGGCATTGAGACACAATGCTTGGAGTACAGGAGGATCTTGAAATGAAAAAACACATTCTGTTTGGCGAAGAAACCTACAATCTGGCCCCGTTCGAGTTCGAGTGGGCGTGGACAATGGCCCAGCACAGTCTAGCTAATCACTGGACACCGCAGGAGGTCAGCATGGGCCGCGATAAGGCTTGCTATGAACGGGAACTGACCGCAGATGAGAGGTGGATGTTCTACCATGTCTTTGCCACCCTGACGACAGCCGACCTAGCTATTCAAGGAAATCTGACAGAGCGAGTTTATGGAATCATCAAAGCCGCTGAGATTAAACTTTATATCGCAAGACAGATTGCAGAGGAAGGTATTCACAGTGCTTCGTACCAGCACGTTATCGAGACACTTGGGCTACCACAGACGGAAGTGTATAGTCTCTATCAAAGAACGCCTGAAATATCGCAATGGTTTTCTTGGTCGAAAATGCAAAATGATCCTCAAGACATACTATTGCCGCTTATTTTTTACTATTCGATTTTCGAGGGCGTATTCTTTCCAACAGCCTTTGCCGCGATCTATTCGTTACAAAGACGCGGCCTGATGACGGGTACTGGTGAACAGATTCAGTACATTCATCGTGATGAGACAATGCACATTGGTTTTGGTACTAAACTTATTAAATCAATAATGTTAGAGCAAAATTCCAGACCCGATCAAAGCGAAGTTCATGACCTTTTCAAAGCATCTATGAAGAAAATTGAAATTTGGGCTAACCATTGTATAAAAAGCATTGTAGGGTATAATGCTGAACTCCATATCGCTCATGCTAAGTTCTTAGCAGATAAGCGATTGAAACGGCTAGGATACGACCCTGTTTTTGGTGCTAAAGAAGCACTACCTTGGCTCGATGAACAGGCGAGTATCAAGAAAGAAAAGAACTTCTTTGAGACTCGGGTAACGGAGTACCAAAGTTCATCATCGCTAGAGGGGACATGGTAGACAAGATTCTATGGTTGGATTTTGAAACGTACTGCGAGACGCCTATCAAAGATGGCGTCTACGCATACGCCCAGAAGGTCGAGATTATGATAGCGGCCTACGCTCTGGATGATGGCCCAGTCGCAGTGTGGGATGCAACTTTAGATCCCACAATGCCGACCCCTTTGGTGGAAGCATTGCGCGATTCGGAGCGCACTGTGATAGCCCACAACAGCAATTTTGACCGCACCGTACTTAGGGCAGTCTACCCTGATCTTTGTCCCAGAATCGAACGCTGGCGCGACACGATGGTGATGGCGCTGGCACACTCTTTACCTGCATCGCTTGGCTCACTCTGCGATGTGCTGAAGATCCCAACGGACTTGGCAAAAGATAAGGAAGGTCGCCGGTTGATTCTGCAATTCTGCAAGCCGCTTGGGAAGAACCGCAAATTGCGTCGAGCAACCCGCGAGTCGCATCCCGACGATTGGGCGCGGTTTGTCTCTTATGCGGGATCTGACATTTTGGCTATGCGCGAGTGCTATAAACGGATGCCGAAATGGAATTCTACCCAAGCCGAGGTGGATCTCTGGCGGCTCGACCAGAATACCAACGACCGGGGTGTCGCAATCGACGTTGCGCTGGCGAAGGCGGCTGTCCGGGCTACGGATCAGGAGCAACAGCGATTGTCCTACCAGACTCGAATAATGACACTTGGCATGGTGTCATCAGCCACTCAGCGCGATGCTACGCTCGACTATTTGCGCGACTGTGGTGTGAACCTGCCTGACTTGCAAAAGGCCACTGTGCGCGATTATCTGGCCTTTGGCGACCTGCCCCAAGAAGCCCGCGAACTTCTAACGATCAGGATGCAATCTGCCAGTACCAGTACCGCCAAATACGACACTTTAATTCGGGCCGTGACACATGACGACCGGCTGAAAGGCACTTTGCAATTCTGCGGGGCCAGTCGGACAGGCCGTTGGGCAGGACGCACATTCCAGCCACAGAACCTTGGCAGACCGACTCTGAAAAACGCCGCAATAGATACCGGCATTGCGGCGATTAAAGCCGGAATAGAGGATCTGGTTTCGGATAACGTCATGGAACTCTTGTCAAGCGCCGTACGTGGTTGCATCGTGGCCCCAGAGGGCCGGAAGTTGGTAATAGCGGATCTCAGCAACATCGAAGGTCGTGTCTTGGCATGGCTGGCGGGTGAAACGTGGAAGATTGACGCTTTCAAGCTGTACGACACGCTGAAGCTGGACGCCAACGGCGACCTCATTCCGACAGGCAAGCATGACGACCCTTGGGAGCGGTGCGGTCATGATCTTTACAAGCTGGCCTATGCTAAATCTTTTGGTATAGAAGCAAAAGACGTATCCAAAGACCAGAGGCAGGTCGGCAAGGTGATGGAGTTAGCTTTGGGCTATCAGGGTTCAGTAGGCGCGTTTGTAACCTTTGCTGCTGCTTATGGTATCGACCTTGAGAAGATGGCAGAGTCGGCTCTATCCGCAATATCGAAAGAGGCTTGGGATTCATCTAAGGGGATGTACCAATGGGCGAAAGAAAAGGGAATGAGTACCTTCGACCTGTCCGAAACGGCATGGATCGTCTGCGATGTTTTCAAGGCCGCATGGCGCCAAGCCCACCCAGCCGTTTCGTCATACTGGAGGGACGTAGAAAAGGCGATTCAGGCCGCTGTAAGCTGTCCCAGTCATGTCATTTGCGTAGGTGGCGACTACGATCTGGTTGAACAGATTGCAGCCGCCAAAGTACGCCGCGAGTTTAATGGGCGCGTCGGGCATTATAGGCGAGGACACTTCAGGCGCATCCAAAGTGGGCAACAGGTCTGGGTAAGCCCCTGCTGGGTGGACGAGACAGGCGAGGAAACCAAACTGGGTGTGAAGGTTATCAGCAAGCGTCAAGGCCCGACGATAGCCATATCCAACGAAGGTTCATGGCTTCGCGTTCGACTACCGAGTGGCAGGTATTTGTGCTACCCAACTATCAAAGTCGATGAAGAAGGCAAGATAACCTATTTTGGAGTAGACCAGTTCACGAAGAAGTGGCGTAGACAGGATACCTACGGCGGCAAGATCGTTGAAAATATCACGCAAGCCGTAGCGCGTGATGTTCTAGCTTACAGTATGCCGCATATAGAAAAAGCCGGTTACGACATTTGTTTGACCGTCCACGATGAAGTCATATCGGAAACCCCAGATACCGATGACTACAATTCTGAGACTCTGGCTGAGATCATGTCCACCACTCATGAATGGGCCGAAGGGTTGCCACTCGCTGCTGCTGGCTTCGAGACATACCGATATAGGAAGGATTGATGCGCGAATCTGAGATCGAAAAATACCTTGTCGAGAGAGTCTCGGCCTTGGGTGGCCTTGTCAGAAAACTCAAATGGATTGGCCGACGAGGTGCGCCAGATCGGTTCGTCAAACTGCCCGATAAACCTGTCATGCTGATCGAACTCAAAGCACCCGGCAAAGTGCCGGAGCCGCATCAGGAACGTGAGATAAAGCGTTTGCGCGATGCAGGTGTCCATGTAGAAGTTATAGATAGCAAAGAATTAGTCGATAAAATAATATGCTAAGACCGTATCAAAAAGACGCTGCTGATTTTTTGTCAAAGACAAAACGCTCAATTTTATGTATGCCAATGGGCATGGGCAAATCACTCACTACCTTGACGACACTCGACAATCTGGCCTTGAGCGAGGATATATTCCCAGCTTTGGTATTGGCCCCATTGCGGGTAGCCGAATCAACGTGGCCCGGTGAGGTTATAAAGTGGCCTCACCTGAAGCACTTGAGAATATCGGTCATAACAGGCAAACCAGACGCAAGAAAGAAGGCTTTGGAGTCGAACGCCGACATATACGTTACGAACTATGAAAATCTGCCTTGGCTTAGAAAGACGCTGAACAAACGCTGGCCTTTTAAGATCATAATCTCAGACGAAAGCACAAAGCTAAAAGGCTTCAGGACGCGGCAAGGTAGCGTAAGAGCCAAAGCACTTGGCGTGTATGCTCACCGTTCTTCTCGGTTCATCGGCCTGACTGGGACTATTGCGCCCAATGGACTGCAAGATCTCTGGGGCCAGTTGTGGTTCGTTGACAGAGGAAAGCGTCTGGGAGACTCATACACAGCCTTTATAGAAAGATGGTTCCGAAGCGTAAGGGTAGGTGACAGCGAGTTTGCTACGCGCCTAGAGCCTTATGCTTGGTCACAAGATGAAATCGAAAGCCGCATCAAGGATGTGGTTTACGCGCTAGATGTGGCTGACCATTTCGACATTGCAAAGCCAATAGTCGGAGTCATTGAAGTAAATTTGCCTAAAGCCGCAATGAATGTCTATCTTGATATGCAAGAAAAGATGTTTCTTGAACTTACTTCTGGTGAAGAAATTGAGGCTGTAAATGCGGCAAGTAAGACACAGAAATGCTTGCAGATTGCATCTGGTTTTATTTACACGGAAGAAGGTTATGAGGTCTTGCATGATGCAAAGCTAGACGCGCTTGAGTCTGTAATCGAAGAAGCCAACGGTATGCCGGTGTTGGTCGCTTACAATTTCAAAGCGGATCTGGAAAGGCTGCTCAAACGATTTCCGAAAGGCAAGGCTATCGGCAAAGATCCCAAGACGATTGACGACTGGAACGCTGGCAAGATTCCCATCATGTTCGTGCATCCCAAAAGTGCAGGGCATGGCCTAAACCTGCAATACGGGAGCAACATCCTGTGCTTTTACGGGATTGACTGGAATCTGGAAGAACGATTGCAGGTTATCGAGCGCATTGGGCCAGTGCGACAGGCACAGGCTGGACTCAATAGGCCGGTGTTCATTTACTATATCTTAGCCAAAGGCACGATAGATCGGGTGGTCATGGAACGAGTGGACAACAAGAAAACAATTCTGGAAGCACTTATGGAGGCGCTGAAGTGAGGTATTTGGCTGAACGCGACCCGCAATGGCGACTTGTGATAGATGAACTTCCACCCAAGGCAACGAAGTTGCTACTCAGGACTTTGAACGGCGGGGCGATTATCGGGGACTGGTATGAGGAAGGTGGCTTTGTGGCATGGATGCCGCTACCCAAGTACAGCCCAGAACAGCGACGGAAACTGGATGCTACCGTCGCTGCTGGCTTAGATCCTACTCGGCTTCAGGTTTATAAGTCTGATCCTTGACCTGCTGCTGGATCTTCTGCATTACAGGCCAAGCATTAGTCTTTGTTGGCATTTCAGCCAACATATTCAGGATGCCGTTTACTTCTTCTGCGGTTAGGTATAGCTGAATATCATTGCTCATCTTTCTTTGCCCATTCTGGTATAAAAGGTCTAGGTTGCGGGATTCGCTGTCTTTCGATCTGTTCGATAACTCTGTCCTCGAACTCTTTAACTCTACCACCTAAAGCGGCCTTTGTCCAAGATACCATCTGCTCTTTAGTCACTTTCTCAATAGCGGTGAATTTGGCAGGATCGGTTTCACCGAGCATTACGTCGCTTTGCGTGAAGCCTTGCAACTTGCCATCTGAACCTTTAACGTCAAAGCATACTTGAACCGCTACGCTCTTTAAGTTGTTAACATCTACTACTGAAACGTGCGTTATATCCCATTCGATTGATATTGCCATTTGTTTTTCCTCTAAGATGATTAAGCCAACAGAACTTTCTTCCAAGCCCCATTATAAATGTAAAAGTTGTTGTTAGTCGTGTCATAAAACATTGGCACTCGACCTGATACAGCAGTTGGTACACCAGATGGAGCGCCAGCAGCGGAGGGTATGTAAAAGAACCCACTTGTCATTGCCGTAGTGCCAGTAGTCGAATATATGTTTCCAGAATTATCAATCGTCATCCTAGGTGTAGGACTCGAAGCACCATCAGCAGTTGTTTGAAAAACAATTCTCCCCGGCATATCGTTAATACCGGGAGTGCCGTCCACATAAAAATTGATTTGCGCTAGTTGAATAAAGTTAGCACCATCCCAACCGCGTACATCAAAACGCCCAGCTTCATCATTAGAAGCTACGATTGTTTTAGATGATATTGTTCCGTTTGACCGATAAGCTGCAAAAACAGGAATACCAGCCGCAGAATTATTCCTTACCCAGTTTGTTGCACTGGCGAATAATTCTAGGGAAACGCTAGGATCGCCGCCTATACCAATACTACCCGCGAAGTAATTGATAGCAGTGCCAGCCGCGTAGAAGTTGTAGCGGCCTGAAGCAGAGGCTATGTTGGAATAGAAGCCGTAGTTGTTGGTGGCTCCTGTGAGGGATGACTCAGCATGAAAACCGAATTGGTTGGTGACGGCAGAGCCAGCGCCAAAAGCTTGAGAATTTGCGTAGTAGTGTCTGAGCGTTGTTAAAGTGAACGCCGCCGCTTGGGTTGTCGGTAAAGTCTGAAAAAGGTTCGCCGCTGTGGTTACACCAGATAAGATGGTCGGGTAATTCAGCACGCCGTACGTTGTTGCTGCGCCGGTTATGTTTTTAAGCAGGCTAAGCGATGCGCCTGTAACTGGCGTTCCCCCGATACCCACATTCCCCGCGTTATCAATCCGCATCCGTTCTGTGTTATTAGTGTATACTTGAAAGTCTGATGACGACATTCGCAAAAGTAAATTCTGCGTAGCGGCTCCCGTTTTTTGAGCAAATTCAAACGAGACTCCTGCGTTATCAAACAGATTTACAAGATTAGTCTCGGCAGATCCAGAAGATCTATTCCAATAAACACCCACACCGCCACTGGTATTGGAATTTGGTATTGTCGTAGTGTTGTGCGCCCCTATAACCGTATACCCATTTTTAACATATAATTTATATGTTGGTACTGCACCTATTCCTACATTACCATCGGTGTCAATTACAAAAGGCGTAGCATCAGGATTCGCGCTGTCCTCAACCACCAGAGCATTGCCTGTGCCAGTTTGCGTGACTCGCAGAGCATCTGAAGTTGAATTGACCGCTATGGTAGTCGCGCCCGTGAAAGAGAACGCTGCAAGGCCGGGAGGTGCAATGGCTATCGTCCAGTCGGTAAACGTGCCACTGCCGACCACATTGGTTATGTTGATCGTTACCTGTGAAGTGAAAGCATTGTAAGCCGTGACTTGACCGTACATATTGCTGGCTGTAGGAGCCGATGTGCGGGCCACAGTGACATACATTCCAGCGGCCCACCTTAGTAGCCCAGCGGTAGCGAAAACCTTGCTACCGACGCCTATGGAGTTGGAAGTGACGCTTGTATCAGACCCAAAGATAGTCCGTGTTGCTACCTCATTGGCGATAGCTACGGTGTTCGTAAGGCAAGGCACAAAACGGGTGCGCCACCCACCATTCCTAAGTCCGGTAGTGGGGCTTGCATCATCCGTGACGGTAGATCCGTCGCCGCCCAATTCAACTGGAAAAGTAACTGATGCCATCTTGAGAACTCCTTCTGAATTATAGTGCGGCAGTGCGTGAGGTTTCGATCATGGTTGTACCATCCGAAACAAAATTTATAACAAATGTTTTTGCGGTTACAGCACCAGTAGCCAAAGTACCAGCCGATAAGAACCCTGTGCCAAAAGTGATGGTGTAGGACGTAGTGCCACTTGTCACAATAATAACAGACGACTCTGCACCTGCGGGGGCCACTGAAGTTGTGTAGGTGGCGGTTGCGTTTGGCGTTACCTTGACCACATTGTTAGATCCCAGAGCCATAGCGGTAGTACCGGCTGCATGGGCAGTATAGCCGCCAGCTATGGTGGTATTGCCCTTGATAGCGCCAGTAAAGGTCGCTGCACCTGCACTTGATATACGCAATCTTTCAACAGTAGCAGTATAAAAAGTAAGATCCCCACTTTCTGCACCAAATCTGATTTCATTGGCGGTAGCCACAGAGTTTCTAAGCATGACGAACGCGCTAGTACCGCCAGCATTGCCAAAAGCCGCTACGGTAGTATTGCTTGCCGCTTGTACTTGAAATTGTAGACCTGAAGGAGTTACACCAACACCCGTAGGGCCAGCAAAATAATTGATAGCTGTGCTTGCAGCGTAGAAATTGAACCTATTAGCAGCGGCAGGAATGTTGGCATGGAACCCGTAGGTGGCGGTTGATCCACCAATCACAGTTGCCTCAACATTGAATCCGTAGACATTCGCTACAGTCCCGACTAACGTTTGTTGATTAGCCCGGTAATGGTAAAGGTTTGTTAAAGCCGTTCCCGTTGGTACTGTAGGAAACGAGGTGAAGCACCTTCCATCGGTAACTGTATTTTGAAAAGTAGGCTGGCTTGTAATGTTCTGGCTAGTAGCACTCGACAAATTCAAAACTGCAAATAGGCCATGTGTTCCGGGTGTTGGTGTGGTTCCTATCCCAATAGCGCCAGCAAAATAGTTAGGTGCGCTTCCAGAAGCGTAAAAATTATAGTTTGAGGTATAAATAGAATACGGGATGTTTGAACGAAAACCGTAATTGTTAAGAGCACTTATTAAGGAAGAATCAACATCGAAACCAAACTGACTTGTTACGGCGCTTGATAGAGTGCCTTGTGTTGCGTAAAAATGTCGGATATTCGGAAGTGCTGATGCAAACCCCGATGCTACGTTTGCTTGAGTAAATATGTAGTTAGCACCTGCGGTAACATCTGTTTGAATTTGCCCTGTGAACAAGAAACCGTATGCTGTCGTAGCACCTGTTATGCTTTTAGCTAAATATATGTTAGCCGATCCAGATCCACCAAAACCTATCCCAATGTTGCCATCGCTGCGAATCCTCATCCTTTCAGTCGGGCTTGAAGCGCCATCAGCCGTCGTGCTGAATATAAGACGACCGGGCATATCGTTAGTACCGGGAGTGCCGTCTACTTCAACCGAAAATCTTGCAGCTTCAATAAAGTTTGCACCGTCATAGCCTGCAAATCTGCCAAGCCACAAACCGTCGCCGTTTACAACTATAGTAGGAGAGGCTTGTGTTCCGCGAGATTTAGAAGAAACTAATTCTGAAGCACCTGTGTCTGTCGAGTATCTAAATTGCCCGATTGTTCCTGACTGACGATAGAACTGTGCGCCTTGGGCATACCCAAGAGAATTGATACTTGTCGTATATCCCAGCACCATAGTCCCATCAGCGGTAATTACAAATGGGCTGCTATCAGGATTCGCGCTGTCCTCAACCACCAAAGCGTTCCCCGCGCCCGACTGAGTGACTCTGAGCGCGTCAGAAGCCGAACTAACCGCTATAGTAGTTGCGCCTGTGAAAGAGAAAGCCGCAAGGCCGGGAGGCGCTATTGAGATAGTCCAATCGGTATATGTGCCGCTGCCGACAATGCTTGTCACATTAACTGTAAGCTGTTTCGTTGTTGGATTGTACGCCGTTACCTGTCCATACATATTGGTTGCCACAGCAGCCGAGGTACGCGCTATGGTGACGAACATTCCCGGTGCCCATACCAGAAGCCCCGCTGTCGTAAAGGTCTTGGTTCCGGCGACCACGAGGGTGGATGTGGCGCTCGTATCAGATCCAAAGATAGTCCGTGATGTTATCTGGTCGGCAATCGCAACAGTGTTCGATAGGCAAGGCACAAAGCGAGTGCGCCACCCACCTTCCCTAAGACCTGTAGTGGGGTTGTCATCGTCCGTAACGGTTGAGCCGTCGCCGCCTAGCCCGGTGGGAAAAGTTACTGATGCCATTACAGAAGCTCCTTTATTTCATAAGACGTTTGATAGATAGTATTGTATGGGTTTTCTACAGCGTTCAGACTGCGTAGTCTGCCCATAAAACTATTTTTGTTATTCAAGATGCTAGATGCCGGATTCCATATAAATAAAACTTCAGCACTTATGTCGGATTGTTGCATTATATCCTGATTCAAAATGGCTGTCGCTTCATCCAAATACGCCAGATTCATCCTGACCACTCTGTACTTCAATTTGTTCTGGAAGAACTCCACCCCACCAATGGATTTATCAACGGTCGTATCGGATTCTATGCTAATTGCAGCGCCCAGACTCATGTTATTCTCAGGCTGATAGGTCTGACCCAAAAAGACTCTGCCAAGTGACACATAACCCGCCGGGTTATCTGCATCGAAAAATTCAATCTGATAATACTGCGCGTTTGTCAGATCTGTTTGTGCGTGGATCAGAGTGTGCCTATCAGCAGTGATTTGGTCGGGTGACATTGTGAGATCCCAAAAATCGTCATCTTCCCATTCATAATAGCCGTATGGCATATCAGGCCATACGTTTATAGTCCCAGAATCGTATACGAGTGTGCTGTATGCTGCATCAGAGTAAACTCTATAGCGCCATGTAGCCGTTGCGGTTAGGTTATGATTGACGATTGCAATAGCGCCTATTAGACGGGTTTGAGCAGTAGCAAACCTGAATCTTGTGTTTGTGCTATCGGTATCTACAGATCTTGCTTCTATTGAGATGATGCCATTCTTAACGTTTGCTATGGGGTAGCTAATATTCCAGTTACCATAAAAATCGTCTATCGAACTCTCATCTATCCTATTCTTAAAACCAATGATACAGTTTGACATTTATCAGCCCCATAAAGTTAATTTGGCTACCCTAGAATAGTAGTCTGTCTCTACGCCTATTATGCTAAAATCTTTGCCAGCATTTAGGCCAAATCTGTCTAATTGTAGTATAACGACGGCGCCAATCCTATACATCGAAAGAATTTCGATGTCAAATAGTTCACGAACAGTCACGACATAAACTACTCTTTTCTGACCATAGAGCGTTAACAGTCTAGCTGTTTCTAAAGCAGCGTCAGCAGAATCATTCAACAAAGTGTTTATAGTTAATTCTTCTGAGTTTGGATATATTGTTTTTATAGAAGGATTTTCTGAAAACACAGTTCTGTATTCTTTAGCTAAATAATTTTTATCTGCGCTGAGTACAGTAGAAGCTAGATCGGTAGCGGTTAAAACTCTATCTATTTTCTGGTAATTAAGATTTATTTTCCAAATAGGAACTCCATTACCTGTATCTCTTGTCCTAACCCTTTCAATATCAATTATATTATTTGAATCAAGAATACCGACAAGCGTTCCTGTTGTTCCATTAAACACACCACCGTCTATGCTTGTTGCTGACCAATCACTACTTCCAAACCAAGATCCGACTGACCCAGCTAAATCAGTCACCAAAGACCTATAACTTGAAGAATCTTTTATGTATATTCCAGCTTCATAAACTGGCAAAGATCCTGTAAAAAATTCAGTAAAAGATCCGTAGGTTAGGATGTTACTTATAGCCTCACCTACCGTGCCAGCACCACCTACATTACATATCACGCTGCCGGTGGGTGCGCTGCCTAACCTAAAATAAAGTCCTTCAGGGCCGTCATATACTCGATAACTTCCAGCCGTAACCGATCCGGTGTTTAGATCTGTTACAGATGAAAAGGCCGGTGTTTGTAAAGTTAATTCTACCCCGTTGTCATAAACATTTTTTACAGTCCCATTATATGTATTTATCTGATATGTAAACAAAACCACGTTTATTAAGACCGGATTTACATCAACGTATCCAGTAGCATCACAAGTAACAATGCCGTTGGGCGCAACACCGAGTTTGAAAAACAATCCTTCAGGGCCGCGATAGACTCGGTAAGAACCGGGTGTAACAGAACCAGCCACCATAGCCGCTACCGATGAGAACGGGGGAGACTGAGGTGGAAGCACGACGCCCTTGTCATACACGTTCTGTATTGTCCCTGCGCTATCAGATATTTGGTATATCCATACAGCCGTGTTAACTTGAACGGGTTCTATGCTCTTAACAAAACCCAAAAGCCTCGGTATCGTTTGTCCTTTTATGTCATCAGTTCCATCTATTCCATTTGGTAAGATGTTAGTGCCGCCGTAAACCGAAGTCAGCAAAGGTTTATCTAAATCTGCAATTATGTCTCTTAAATTTATTACGACTTTAGTTATAGATAACTCAATGGAATCTATAACAGTGGTTACGTAACCTACGCCAGTCCCGTCGTCTAGGTAAAAAGAAACAATAGCTTGTTTACCCTCAAATGCGTAATCAGCCATGTAATCGAGAGCGCCATCGGAGTTTTCAAGTTCCAGATAACCGTAAGTTTTGGCATTGGCTCCCGATGTTGTTCTGTCTGAAAACATCGAAGATGTAACCGTAGTAGGTGTAGTTATCCTTGGTTCATAAAAATTATCATATAGGCTAAAACCATATATCGAAAAATAGAACGATGTAGTTGTTATGCCGTCTAGTGTAGTTCCGTCAAACTGGATACCATAATTTCTCACGCTGAAGCCTCCAATTTAGCTTTCTTGGCAAGTACCGCCATCTCTGCTTTCAAACCTTTAAGTTCTTTTATCAATTCGATATTAGCAGTTTGCTGGACTTTTACCAAGGCTTTCAATTCCATCACTTGAGCCTTCATAACCTCGGTTTGCTCTTTCTGGTTCTCACCGCTGGAAGCCAAAATGCTTTGCGTCTGCCCTGCCGTGTAGACCTGACCCGGCTGTGCAAAGTTAATCAGTTCTGGCCCTTGCTCACCCACCAAAGCCATGCCGGGGGTGGCGTAGCCGCCTTTGGCGTAGGTGGCTGTAAAGGCATATCGGTTATCAGACCAGACATCTGTTCCCGCGCCTGCTGTGGCTGTCCACTGTAGCCACGGATGGTTAGCCCTTATATCAGCCCAGAAATCCCTAATAGCCTGTTGCTTTTGCGCTCTGACCGAATCTTTCATGGTTGCGCCCAACTCCTTATACATGGCGTTTATCTTAGCCTGTTGGGTAGCCGCGTCGTTCTTTCTATCCTGAGAAGTTTGCGTCGGGGTGGTCGGTGTTACAGGAACTACTGGGGTTACGGGAGTAGGAACGGTTGGCGCTACAAATGTAGGCGGAGCCGGTGTTTCACCGGGTTTTGCAGTTGCTACAGCGTTAAGATACACAGCAAGTTTAGTGTTGTATTCTGCTAATGCTTTAGATAATGTACCAACAGCGCCAGTAACGGTTTGCATAGTGGTGTCAAGCGTAACAAGATTTTTATTGGCTTGTTCTGCTTGTAATAACTGCGCGTTCATTATATCAATTTGTATGTTCCCGCCTTTAATACCATTTTGCAAACCATCCAAAACGGCTTGAAAATCTGTTTGGTATCCGGGGCCGGACGCAAACATCTTCTGAGACGCTTCTAAGAATTGCTTTGCAACGTCCGGTAGATCTGCTAACGCTTGGGCATTGCCCTGTGCAGCACCCGCCGCTGTAGACGTAAAGAGGTCTTTAGCCAGCTTGTAAGCATCTTGGGGCGATATGTTAGGCGACTTCGGGCCTGTCAGTTCGTTGTAGTACGTCTGGATACCTTTCACCAGACCCACAAAGTTGTCTCGCAACTTCAGCAAATTATCGTATGCCGTTTTCAACGATCCTTGCGAAGTCGTTAGCGCCTCTGACGCATCGGTAAGAGCGTTCACATTTTCTGTATATTGTTTGGTCAAAGCATCCATGCCCACCATAGCCAGTTGTCTTTCTAGCCTAAGTGCTTCTTCCGCTGCGGCTGGATCTTGTTTGGCTAACAGTTTGTAAACTGCTATTTGTTGGTTTACTGTTTTAGTGTATGAGTCTCGTATGGTTTGGTTGGCTTGCTCTGTGATACTGGCGCTCAACTCCGCTGCGTCTGCAAACTCACCTGCCAATGCAAGAGCCTTTGCGTAGGTGGCCTGACCAGCGGCAGAAGTATCTTTGCTCAAAGCATCAAGGAATTTTACATAGCTTCCTTTGGCGTCAGTCACTACCCCAGTGGTTTTATCTACCGTAGCACTGAGGCTAGGCATGGTTAGCCCAAGGGCGCTGAACTTGTTTGAGAGCGTCTGTGTATTTGCACCTAGTTTCTGGGTATCAGTAAAGTACCTATCGAAATAGGTCTCAAGATTTGTTCTGAGTTTATCTATGCCGCCTGACGCTGTTATCAATGTGTTTGACAAGTTGACACTTGCCTGACCCACGGAAGCAAATAGCGACTTAATTTCTATAAGTTTGCTAAAATTCTCTATAGCATCTTCAGCCGTTCCCGGAAGTGCCGCCATTACATCCTTTAGATCCGAGGTGGCATTGGAAGCCAAGATAGATTGAACAACTATTTGCTTCTCAATATCACCTTTCTTATCCATTACTTGTGCATAAGAAATAGCTTCGATATTGAACTGTGCAAGTTTTGCTTTGCCATTTGTTATCGCGTTGGCAACACGGTTAAATGTCTCAAAGTATCCTTCCCCTACAATTCGTGATTCTTTATAGGCCGGGGTAAGTTTCTTAGACCAAAGATCGGCTTGCTTATTTATTGCAGCATTTAGCATTTCGCCATTCTTCTTAGCATCATCGGTAAACGGAATCTTGCCCAAGTTTATCTTGAGTTTATCGAGTTTGCTCATAAACTCTGCGCCGCCCATACCAACTAAGTCGGCTGACTTTATGAAAGTTGTCCTTAACTTATCAAATACGTTTACTACCTGATCGCTGATTGGCTTCGGAAGATTGCTAAAAGTTGTCTCTATTGATTGTTTAGTTTTTGATATAAGTCCAAAGAAGTAGCCTTTGGTCTTTGTCACCAACACATCTACATATTGTTGACCTTGTATGCTTTCAGAATCGAGCAGTTTGCCGAGTCTGGTAGGTGTGAACGTAAGTCCTTGCCCTGCCAATTCTCTTTTTGTGTTACCAGCACCAAAAGCAAGGATGCTAGATCCTGTCTTGCCAAGATTTAGCCCGCTAGTATCGACCTTGAACGACACTGCTACCGCTGCCGCGAGGCCAGTCATTGCCGCCGATAGTTCTTCAAAAGCCTTTAGCAAACCCTGACTATAGTCGAGGTCGGCAGTGCTGTTCTCTGCAATTATGTCGAGAGAGTTTTGGATAGAGTTGGAAGCCTCTGCGCCTCCCAGTACCGTTGATCCAAGGGTGGACGCAAATGCTTCTTCCTGTTGCTTTGCGTAATCCTTGCCTGTCATCGTGGGCGCTGCACTGGCCCCACCGCTGATAGCAATACCAAGTCCGGCCATCAAAGCCACCCAAGCCGCTACACGAGCAAAAGCGGAATATGGATCACCAGAAGATCCCTGATTAGCTGCGCCTTCAGCCGCTTTTGCTTGTGCGCCAGCGGCAGAATTAGCAACTTCCTTGGCTGTGTTGGCATCCGACAAAATGCCCATAGTGGTGAGCGATTCGGTGAAAGCCGTGAGCAAGCCGCCCATCTGCTGGATCTGCTTAACGGCAGACATAACGGACTGCGCCATCTCAAAAGCCCTAAAGACTTTGACAGCCGTACTCATCGCCTGATACCCAGCGGTTCCTTTCTTGAAGAACCCCTGTGCAGCTTGCGTTATGTCACCATAACTTTTGATCTGTGCTTTTGCTGATTTTTGCGAAGCATCTTGTTCAGCCTTAGCTACTTTTGCTGGATCGCCTGCTGCTTTTTTGATTTCCTCTTGCTTCTGAACTTCGATAGCGACTTGTTGTTTGCCATATTCAGCCATCGCTACAGCCATTCCACCAATAGCCGCGCCTACGGAATCAAAAGCTTCTGTAAGCCCTTTGGTAACTTCTTTTGCATATTCTAGATTGGAGTTCATCACCTCCAACATACGCAATGCTTCTTCACGAACATCCTTTTCTTTTCCAGCAAGTTCGCCAGTAGCACTTTTTAACGCTTCTATTGAAATTAAATACTGCTGTACTAGATTTAATTGCTCTTTAGATATGACGCCCTCTAAACCTTGAGTCCGTTCATATACAGACTTCATTACGCCTAGTTGTTCTGTGGAAGCGCCTGCTGCCTTAGCCGCAGATAATTTTAAGAATAGGTCTAATTCTTTCTGATATTCCAAAACAACATCGTTAGTGACCGCCTTTTCTTTTTGCTTGCTTTCGATAGCTTGCTCAGACGCTTGTCTTATTTGTTCGTTTAGGTCTATCTGTTGCTGTGCAGATTGCTCATTGAGAATCTTTACTTCATTTTCTACACCTAGCCTAGCAGTCTTGAGTGAGATTATTTCTTCTTCTTTTAATCCTAACTCAGAAGCCCTGTTTAATTCTTCTGTATATCCAGCATAAGCTGCTTTTAGCACCTCACCTTCAACAGTTACTATGTCTTGTTTGATTCCAAACTCTTTGCGAAGGCTTTCTTCACGGGCTTTTGCAAGGCTACTGATGATGCCTTCTTTCTGTTGAGCAGAAGTCGCGCTTTCTATCTGCAACTTGAAATTAAACTCCATCTGATCGCGCTCAACTTCCAAAGCCTTTAAGCGCGTCTCGGCCTGCGCCTTGAACAATTCTGCTGCTTGGCGCTCTGTCTCCATTCTTTGTTTGATCGTGGCTTCCAAGACCTTTTGTGCTTGCTCTTGGGCCTTTAGAATCTCTTTAGGATCTGGGGTGTTAGGCGCTGCCTTTGTTTGCCCAGTGAAGTACGGAGTTTGCGCCGTAGGTTCGGGTGGACGCCATTCTCCCCGGCCCATTGCCATTAGCTTTTGGATCTCTGGATCTATCTGTGATCCCGCGCTTTGCAGCCCGACCATTTCACGAAGGTTTTTGTTTAAGTCGGCTACTGCATCAGAGTAAAATTTGAAAAAACCTACTACATGGGTTACGGCAGGTACAACAACATTTGAAATAGAATTTGCAACATTATCAAGATTTTTAGCAAAATAATCTATCGCTTCGGCCAATCGTCTAGTACCTTGTTCAGATTGATCGGCGTTCCCTAGCCATCTCGTTACTGCTGTTTGGAGGTTGGTTAGTGCATCCCCAACTGTTATCGGTATCTTTTTGAAATCTGTTTCTATAGCTGCCCTTTGCGATAACAAAGCGTTTATTATCGTTTGCGTAGTAAGTTTACCTTGCGCCGACCACTCCCTTAACGTGGCTATGTTTACTCCCAGTGAAGTAGTAAGAGCGGTTACTACTCGTGGCATGTTTTCGGTTACTGATCTAAATTCATCACCATTCAGTACTCCGGCTTGCATTGCTTGGCTGAATTGTTGCAATGCCGCTGCCGTCTCGGTAGTAGATGCTCCTGAAATCTTCAAAGACTTTGTTACTAAATCTGTCATTGCAAGCACTTCAGCCTGACTCTTACCTGAGTCAGCCATTGCTACAGACATTCTGTAATAAAGTTGTGTTACTTCTTTTAATGGCGCTCTTGAATCTATCGCTATGCGATATGTTTCTCGCATAGCTGTTGCCAATTCCATTTGCGTCCCAGAGACTAATTTGGTTCGGGACAACAATCCGGAATACTCATCTGCCAGCTTAGTAAACTCGCCTACCGCAGTTACGGCTGCCTTTGCAGACAAGAAAGCCGCAGCAAGACCCATCCACCCAGACTTGAGCCTGTTTAGGACTGAGATTTGATTCTCGCCTTCGGCTTTAGAAATAAGCGGTAGGTTTTGTGTGGCCTTGTCTAGGTTTAATTTCTCTATAGTGTTAGCTGCTTTGGCTAACTCATCAGCCCATTTAGTAGCATTAAGGCGCTTTGTGCCTATTTCAGATAGTTTTTCCCATGCGGCAGCATAATCAACTATTTTGCGAGGACTAAGGCTGTGAAAATTTTTTAGAGAATTATACAGGGCGTCTACGTTATTCCGCGTACCCGTAAGACCTTGCATCCCTAGTGCCGCACCAATGCTTCTGGCATTGGTGGATATTTCTTGAGCGGATTTTTTGAATTCTGCGCTGGCCTTGGTGGACGAACTACCAACTTGCGATACTACTTTGGCAAAATTCTGGGCATTGCCTATCGAAGTACCGAGGTCAACGGATACGCGGATACCAGTTTGGATCAGATCTTGCATTTTTGGGCCTACGGTGTTTGGTGTTCACCGCAGTATACCAAAAATGGCAGGTGGTCAAGGGTAAAAAGTCAGCCGGGAGCAACTTGGGTGGCGGTGACAATTATGGAAGGGCATCTTGGCCGAACAGGGGAGGTTCCTGCTGGAATAGCGGCAAGCGCAAGATTCTCATGATCTGCGCCCCACATTATTTGCACATAGTCGTTTGCATTTACTGAGGTTACATAATTCCATGCAGCAACCAACGCACCATTTTTACCGCCATGCTTTGCGGTAACAGACAAGTCACTACAGCTATCCACAATATCTATGCCGTTTTTTCTAAACCAGATAAATACGTTATAGATGTTGGATTGCGGGTTGACTATCTGTGCGCTAAATTGAATGTTATAAACACCTGCGTAGTTAAACTTTATTTTGCTGCCATCAATGATGCTAACACCATTGTTTTCGTCCGTTATGCCTATCTGCATAGCATATGCTATTGTCGGATCGGTTACGGTCTGTGTCGTTACGTCCTGAAATGCGCCGTAGTAACCGGGAGATCCTGCAATGCCCTGAATACCTTGCGGCCCTTGTGGGCCTTGTGGCCCTATTGGGCCAGTAGAGCCGGGAAGTTCTACGACATTAGCCTCTGCTGCGGCTGTGACTATTACGGTGGGTGTGGGGGCTTCTACGATGGTTACTGAGGCTGTCGAGCCTTCAATGACTTCGACATAACTGGTCATTGCGTAACCTCTGGATAAATGAACGCTACACCTTGTAAAAGTCTAGTCACGACACCGCCAGACGTTTCGAGTTCGAGATCATAAACCATCTTCTGTGAGGGTTTGTTATCGTGGTAGAACAGTGAAAGATAATCGACGGATATGCCAGCAGTCTGTGTTTTGGTGGCAGAAATAACCACTGTCCCAGCAGCCCCACCCAAGACAATCCCGCTGGAAGATGTGAGGCTCAATTTGACAGTCGAATCGTTGTAAGCCTTCCTGATCTGCATCCTTGCGGTATACCCAGTCAGATTGACTGGGGTTCCCGTGTCGTCCTTCCAAGTCAAACTCAGCGACCAGTTCGCGCCTTGATCTATATGAATGTCGTATACACCAGCTTGCATTTTGGTCGCCTCATTTTTTAGGTTTGTTGAGAATGGGCAATGCAGCCCTTTCCATTACCTGCAATCCCAAGAATATCTCTTTGGCCTTTGCGCCTTTGTGTCCGTAATTACGAATTACACATTCGCAGTCTGGATACCGCAATCCGTACCATACCCAATCGCTGCCCATACCCGGTACTTCTCTACGCCATTGGGTGTGGCAGGCGATAAACACCTGAACTGTGTCCCAGTTTTCCTCGAATACTTCAAAATTGGTGTCCAGTTCCTCTACAGGGCCAAAAGCATCTTCAGGTAGGCCAAAGGCCGCGAGATCATCGGCTAGAGCCTTGGTGTCGGTTGATCCAGAACCGCACCAATGCTCTGCCGCGTCTGCTAGTTTTTTCTCTTAGCACCGCCGCCCAGCGTACACTCGAAGAACGTCTTAACGATCTCACCGGCGGCATTGGGGTATGCGTCTAGCAAAGCATGGACGTTTTCACGGGTAAACGGTAGATCTTTTCCAGTCTCATCCTGAACATAGCGCCATCCATCTGCAATTTCCATAACGTAATCAACATCACGCTCAAGGCTATCGACTTCAAAATCGCTATTGGCTGCATTGTCTTGTTCCTTTTGCAATTCGTTAATTTTAGATCTGGAAATGCGCTTGAACCTAAATTCAAACTTCTGAATTTGGCTAGTGCCGCTCTCAGTTACAATCGGAAGTGAAATGCTGTAGAAGAAACTTTCAGCTTTGGGCTTTAGAATAAATGCCATTTGATACACCTATCTGTCTGTTGTTGAAAATAAGTCCCTGCCTTCATCGCCCACTGGCAGGGGAGTGGTAGACAGCCCGGAGCAAATCGGGTCGCGATTAGATGGTGGCTGTCTGGCCTAACGCGCTATTTCAAAATGAGGCCCGTCAGGAAACGTCGATGATAACTTGAATCGTCCGTTTGTCATAGACATACCTGATAGTTTCGTCCATGCCCCACCCCAGACAATTTCAATACCCAATTCCTCGGCTGCTTTTTTCATTGCAGCCGCAATCCTATGGTAATGCGCCCAATCCCAAGTGACCTCACCTTTAACCACTGCCGCTAAATCTACGGCATGACCTGTAAGGTGCTTACTGTTCATGGTCTTACTAGCGCCTTTCGACACCAGATATTGCTGTCTTTCGCGGGTTCGCAAACCTTCGATAACTCGAAAGTCCACCTCAGACAACTCTATGGCGCGTTTTACGACTTTTGCTAAGTCTTGATCCACGCCATTGAGCCGTTCAAGGCTTTTTTGTCCGAGGACAAAGCCGCCCATTTTATTTCACCACAAGCCTTAGTTCGTCGTTTCCGAGTACCGGCAATGCCAAGATGGATTGATCCAGCATGACGATACCATCGGAATCGCTGTACTTCGGGTCGGTCAACTGTGCGTTCGGCAAGAAAATTGCACAGGTGTTGCCAGCCGCAGTGCCATTCTCGATCAGGAAAGGCGACTTGGTAGAAGCCCTTACCTGCGACCACCAGTCATTGAAAGCGACCGTAGTGGCTTCGATAGACACGCTGCCCTGTGCCTGACGGTCAGTCAGAACGACGTTTTCACTGCCAACCAGCATCCGGTGGGTTACTGCATTGCCCATGTCCATAGTGAAGGACATAAGCTGTACACCAGTCGCGCTGCCATCGGCTTGTTTGCCCTGAATCAGAGCAGACGAATTGATGGAGTTGACGGCTACCGGAACTTGCCAGTTTGAGAATACGACGCCAGTTTCAGACGCATCTGCCACTGCGCTGTAGTTACCAGTAAAGGTAAACTTCAGGGTGGGCCTCTGGTTTGAGGTAAGGTCGAAAGAGACATTGCCCCGGCAACCAGTCGCTTTGTGTCTTACACCATTCTGGTTAAAGTACAGGGTAATCGACTCAAACGCAGTGGATACTGGGGAGTACGTCGCATTGAGTGAGATAGTATATGCGCCAGCCGTCGGTGCTGAAACATAAGCCTTACTGACAGTAGCTATTTTGGTAGTACCGTTGTACGCGCTGATGGTACGGGTCTGCCCAGCCATCGTAATTGACGCACCGACATAGACACCATCGGTGGCAGACGCGCCAGCGGCCAAAGTTATTGACGTAGTGGTTGACGCTGTGGCTGTACCAGTGTTGCCGGAAGCAAGCAGTGTTTCAGCCATACCGCAAGCGCGAATCAGCGGCCCCCAAGGAGCAGCAGTACCAGCAGATGCAGTACCAGCCAGATCGCAAGTCAGCGAAATGGTTACAAAGTCCTCTACCCGTAGGGAAGGTGACTTGCCAAAGTAGGGTCGGATGTATGCTAAATCAACGGTAGAGCCTTCCAGCGGGGATACTGAAAGTTCACTACAAAGAATAGCGTTAGCTGCGCCAGTAGGGGAAGGATCAGTACCTTCAGTTGTTTCAATTTTAGCCAGCAATACGGCATTGCGGGTATAAAGTCTAGTTGCCATTTGTTATACCTCTTTAGAATTAACGATTTTAGGCGCTACTACTTCTACCAGAGGTGGTACTACTTCTTCAGATGCAACAGGCGCATCTAATTTGTCGATAGTATATTCAACTCTGACTCGGTTCCCGTCTTTGTCTAGGGCGTAACTCCCGCCCATGCCTTCAAATAAATCAGCCATTTTTCACCTCAACGTGTATCTTCATAATAGGATGTGCGGAACTCATCGCGCCACAAAAACCAGCCCGGATCTCCAAATTCCATTCTTCCTGCCCTAAAAATGATAGGGTCGCATCCTGCATTGGGCTGGAAATTCAGCATGGCTCCCATGACGGCATAGCGTATCGTTTCCATGTCATCGGCGTTTCTTGCACCAGTAGTCAGTTCAAACCGATATTCGATTCTTTGACGTACCGGCCCTGCAATGGGGCTTCCACCACCAGCCTCGGCAATGGAAGTGATCCAGACATAGGGCGCTTGGCTCAAAGACTCCATCTGTGCGGGAACACCTAAATAGACTTTTCCAACTAGCGCCGGAATAGTTTCCAATTTAGCTATAACTTCATGGATTATCATTGCCCAATCCTTTTTTCAAAAACCATTTCTAAAAACCTAATGGCTTTTGCGCCCATGTGTCCACTGATACCAACTAAAACTGCCGTTAATAGCTGATCGGTTGCAGCCGCTTCACAAAGTAGGAATGTCATTACACCGACAAAACCAGAAGTGCATATTTCACCGATCAACTCGGTAAAATTAAATTTTCTGCTTTCTCCGTTCCTTACTTTACGCAAGAAGTTAACAATCCCACCCCATACAGCCAGAAAGACAACCCAGCCCCATGTCAAAATGTCATACGCCAACGGGTCTTTGTCTGGCATCCTCAACTCCTGACTATCAATGCCCGACGCCAGCCGAAGGGGTCAACGTCATCCAGTTCAGCAATAATGTAGCTATTACTTCCATGAATGACGTTAGCATTAACCGCTATTGTCGGAAATTCAACATTCAGAACGCATAACCGAGCGCCATTGTAAAGATTAACCCCGCCGCCCAACGACAAATCGGTGTTCGGCGTTATTATTCCCCTGCCTGATACCCCATTTACTGTTATAGCATCGGCAAACACCGAAAACTCTACTTCAGTTGCTACAATAACGGCAGAATCAAAGACGCTCATGTTATTACGCTACCGTACCGATACGGTGATCCAAATGAACCTTGATAGTAGTAGCCGAACTACCAGCAGCCTCGAAAGCGATAGCAGCGTTGGAAACGTCGCCGGTCGCTGGGGTGGCAGTCTTAACGTCGAACTTGCCAACCGATACGTCCCAGATTACGGGGTCGCCTTGCGCGATTACAGCGGCAGTTACTTTGGGTACGGTAAAAACACCTTCCAAATACACGGAACCTGAAGCGCCGTTAGCAATAGCGACGGCGGCGATACCGAGAGTCTGACCGACTTTAACTACTTGACCTGACACTACAGCACTGCCAGTGCTGTTAGTCCAAGTAATTACATCACCTTCTGCAACAAAATTATTAGCCATTTTTCAATCCTCAAATTAGATTAGGGTTTGGGGCGCTAATGCTTAACGCCCCGTAAGATGGCTACCTATCAGGCTCCATCGTTCCAGTAGATACCCTTGTAGTCGATTACGCCAACACCGAACGGCAGTTCGACAGACCAGTTGATACCCTTCGTGCGGAAAGATTCTTCCTGCATGATGCGCGGAGACTCATTGCCGTCAAGGAATACAACTTCCAGAACAGGCGCATCGGTCGGACTTGCAAGCAAGTACCAGCCGGTGGTGAGACGCGGGGTGTCAACAACAGTGCTGATAAGACCCGCGACTTTGTTGGGAACCAGCAAACGGGCGGCTGCATCCGGGTCGTACTGTGCGCCAGCGGTCACGCGGGCAAGGCCACCCATAGAGACAGGGCAGAGCAGGATAGACGGTCTGATATTCAGATAGTCATTGCTGCTAATGTCCATTTGCTGGGCCATTGCAACCCGACCAGCGTCTACGGTGGCTACGCTGATTGCAGCGCCGGAGGTCTGGATGTTGCCGTGAGCAGCCGAAAGCAGTGCGTTACCGTCGCTCATAGTCGGATTCGCAAGCAGCTTGGTGTACACGGCGGCCTCAACGGTGCGAGCCGCTGCACGTCCCAGAGCCGCACTCTGAGATGCAATCCAATCGAAATCATCGTTCACAATCACTTCGGGCGTGATCGAAATAATGTTTCCGTAACGGCTGGCCTGTACGCTTTCTGCCGTCGCATCGCTGATCGGCATGTTGGTCAATTCGCCAGCCTCACTGACTGCCGAGAGGTTAGCCAGAGTGCCGGTGCGTAGACGCTTCCAAGCGCGGAAATCACTCACTGAACCAACCCTACAGATCTGACGCCAAGTGTCGGGCGCAGTACCGTAAGCGTTCAGGATGATCTTGTGCATGGTGTTTTCGAGCAACACCGGGAAGTCAGAGGTGGTCTGGCCCTGACGCAGTGCGATAGTAGCCATGCCGTCATAACTCATCCCACGGGTGTTCTCACCGGCTCGTTCAAGAGAGATTCGAGCCATATCGCTCAGGCGCATCCCACGGAACTCATTTCCAGCGATGTCGGCATGTTTGATAATGCCAGCGCGAGCGAGAAGGGCTTCTTCAGCGCCACGCAGCGCCTTTTCAGAGCCAGTTTCGCCCATTGAGATATGCGAAGTAGTTGCAGTAGCGTCCACTTTTGTACTCCATGCTCTTAATACGTCAGCCTTAGCTTCATCCAGTGATTTACCGGACTCGATTAGCTTATCGGCTACAGAATCTTCCAATTTAGCCATACGAACAGTTTCACGGATACCCGCAATTCGTGCGCGTTCAGCCTTAACAACCGCATTGCGAATTTCTTCGACATTGGGCGTTTCTACAACAGTTTCAGTAGCCGGAATAACTTCAACTTCTTCCGGTACTTGGTTTTCTGGATCAGCCATAGCTTCATTCCTATATGTTATTAAAACAGGATGCAGTTCTTCCGAACTACGAACTTGTGCCTGAGCATCTGCCGGTACTGCTACCAAAGATACTTCAAGCGGCGACCAAGAAACCGCCCGGTAAGTGGGCAGCGTTCCGTCAGTCGGTTTAGTTACTTCGTACTCATGAACTTCATAGCCCACTGAGATATTGCGAAGAATACCACTTTTCACGTCGCCAATAATAGGCTTAACATCTTCCCTATCTGAAAAGCGTACTTTTGCATGGCCTTTGCCATTTTCAATCCATGCCCGCTCGACCACCCCAACAACGGAGTCGATCCTTGCGTGATGGTTTGCAAGTAATGGTGCGCCAAGATTCAAGCGTTCCAGATTTACGTCTGAGGGGTTCATCGAAAGTTCTTCGATATACGGCCCTTCCATCCAGTCATACCGTCGCACTTGTGATCCGGTAGACCATACAATTTCAACGGAACTGTCAGCCTCGTTGAAACTGGACGGCTGCATTGCGGCCCTAGCAGAC